GTGAGGGTACTTGGTTTTTTCTCCTCTTGCAATATCAAAAGAAGGTTTTTGTGGAGTAGGAAATGTTACATCCTCTATAACCATTGTCCTAGAAAAAACACTTTCTGCTCCTCTTGCTCCTTCTTTTCTAAATGTAATTTGTGGAACATAAACATCAAATCTATTGTATGCAGGTATATCTAATCGAGCCATCACTTTATCACCTGCTGCTATTTTTTTAGCTCCTTGAGCCATAGATTTTGATAAACCTATTATACCTTTTTCTCTTTTGTTTTTATCAAGTGCAAAAACTATTTCTGTAAAGGTAGGTAGTTGTTCTAGTTCAGTAAACTTTTCAACATCAGCAAAAGCTTTTTCTCTAAACTCTTTAGATGTTATTTCATTTCTTTCTAAAGCTTGAGCTTCTTCTGCAAAAGGTCTTTTACCTGCTTCATCTTGTTTTCTATTTGCAGCCTGTGCTTCTCTAATTTTTGCAATATCTTCTTCTGTAGAATCTAATAATGCTTCTGCAGCATTAATATCAGTAGTTTCATCTACCTGACCTCTAAGCTGTTTATAGTCAGGGTTATCTATGGTTAAATAATCTTCTTCTTTTATAGCTGCAGGTCTTATTCTAATGTTACCGCCCATCATGCCTACACGATTAGGGTCCATCTCAATACGTTTAGCTACGTCTGCAGTTTTTCTTATACCTGCTGCAACCGCATCACCTACTCCTGGAATTAATCCTACTACAGCAGCACCACCCAACGCTGCTATAAGTTTATAATCAGGATTTGGTTTCATCACCTCATCATATATTTGTTTTGCTGCCATTGCATCTCCAACAATAGGAGTCATCTCTGCAACAAAAGTAGCAGCTTCTTTAAATGTAATAGATTCTCTGTCCTGATCTGCACGTCTGCGTCTACCTTCAGCATCTACAGGTTGAAAGTTAAGACGTTCTTCTTCAGTTGCCATACCACCTTCATTAAACTTTAGTCTATCACTACGATCTCTTGCTTCAGCTTCAGCTTCTGTTCTACTATCATGTACACTTGTTGGTTCAATAATTCCAACGTCTAACATTAACTTTAAAGTAGCATCATCATATTCATAACCTTTATGTATACTAGGCACATTTATCCATTTACCTTTATACTCAAACGTAGAAGATAATTCAGAAACGTTTTTACCCTTTGATGTTTTGTATACATCCTTACCTGCTTGGGTTTTCTTTCCTGTCTTTTTGCCAACTTTATCAGCCACTGTTTACTGTCTCCTTCAGTAGTTTTAGCTTTCTAAGTACATCTATTGCACCCTGCTGTCTGTACACTATAACAGGATCATTAGCTGATTCCATTGTACGTTGACGCATATAGATTAAATCATCTATGTGTTTTTGAAACTCTTCGTAGAGTTCTTTGTTATTGACCAACTGCTTGAGGTGCATTTCCTGTGAATCCTTGTTCTCCGGGAACAGGTGCTGTGCCTGTGCCTATTTGTGAACCTCCACCTCCAGATGTATCAGCTACAGATTGTGGACCTTGACCTTCTGGACTAGCTACACCTTCCTCTGGTGTTGGTGCTGGTGTTTGAAAGCCTTTTAGTATCTCAGCCTGTATAGCTGCATCAGCCATAGAATTAGTAACCTTATCAGGGTCTAAGTCCATACTCTTCGCAATCTCTCTTATAATATAATCCATTTTTGCAAAAGGTGCAAGCACTGGATTTTGTGCAACTTGTAAGAACTGCATCAAGCGTTGGCTACGTACTTCGTTAGCCATTAAGCTTTCTGTACCTGACGCATGTACTTCTAGGTCACCTCTAATATTTTCATCAAAGTCAAACTGCATGTTAAATGCAAAAAATGCTTTACCTAGTGGTCTGATAAGATAATCATCTACATTCTTAACAACAGTTCTGATACTTCCGTTGGCAGCAGACATAAGCATACTAATACCAGAAGCAGTCCTACCAACACCTTGGACACCTGTTTGTCCATGTGCGAATGATGGGAATCCCGTTGACTCATCTGCTAAAACCCTCGCTTTATCAAATAGTTGCATGTTTTCACCTGCTACGTTTGGAAACTTTGTACCAAATATAGCTTGTCCTGGCGCACCACCTTGTCTTCTAAAAACTTTTCCGGGATATACTGAAAGATCTTGACCCGGAACTAAGTTAGTTTCATCTACTTCAATGATAAGATTACCAGATAGTGCAGCATTGTCAATAGCCATACGCATAAAGCCATTCATCAATGTCTGTGTATCATCCATATTCTCAGCAATACCAACGCCAAAGAAGGAGTATGGGTTATGCTCGTATGGTACAGCGTAGTATGGAATACGTGTAGGCTTGAATGGGTTCAGTACAAACCGTAGTACTTCACCATTAGATACCCATACATTACAATTAACTTCATCTAAGTCTTTCAACTCTGTAGGTATTTTTACACCGTGAGTTTCTAGCAAGTCTACATCGACATAGCCCCAGAACTCTAATACTTCCCAACGCTCTGATGAAGGTTGAGTATCATCATCCTCCATAGTCATTTCCCAGTACTTCTGTGTATAGTCTGGTCCTTTATCTATAGCGTTTTGTACAGAGTCTTCCATAAAGTATGGACGTGATTTTAAGGCACGTAGTTGTGTGCGTGACATCTTGTGTCTCTGCACTGTATACTCAGCATCATCCATAGACTTAGATTCAGGATCAGGGTAAAAATCCCAAACACTTACATGATTACACTCTGGCACTGTTTTAACTAAAGGATCATACTCACCATCATCACCCCAGTTAGGATACTCTTTATCTATAGCAAATGGGCCTTTCATAACACCAGTACCAAGTAGTGCCATTTCAAATGCCATACTTCTTAGATGTGTAGATGCTCCACTTTCTTGTAGCTGATCATGTATCTTCTTTTCCATCTTCTTAGCTGCAACCATAGCAGGATGAAAGGTTACTGACTTAGCTGTAGTACCTTCTCCTTCTATAAGCTTTTCAGATACAGGCTCTAGTTTTTGCTGCATACCAGCTACTCTAGCTTGCAGTTCATCTAAAGTTTCACCGGGAAGAAGTGTTTCTAATAAATAAGGTTTTCCCGGTTCTTGCTTTGTTACCTTTGCAAGTTCATCCCCTGCCTTTTCAGCGTTAGGATCTAAGTTTATATGCACAGCTTCTGCTACACCGTCAGGTAAAACAGAAGGATTTACAGATAGAGGAAACTTATTGTTACCAAATAGTACATCTACTATCTGTCCATATGCTGCTAGTGTTTTAGTTTTAGTTACTTTTACAAAGACACGTGACTTTTCTGTGTCTGTAAATTGTACATCTGATCCGTATAAACCACGATAGTTACGATATGCTTTTAACCATCTCTGTTCATCAGCGTAGCGATGGTCTTCAGCCCTCTTATATCTTTCCTTTACAAATCCAACAACGCTAGATTTCTGTTCAAAGATACTGTCGAGACTATCCTCTGCTGCTACGACATCATCTGTTTCAAACATTTCTTCTTGTTCTGCCATTCTTAATATCCAAATGTTGTGTCACTGGCTTGAAAACCTGTGCGCTGTTTAGCAGGATTATAATCCCATATGTTGCTTCTTGGTCTTGTCATTATACCATATCTTAATGCATCATACAAGTGATCTTCTGCTTTTGTGTCTACATCTTCTGGATTCTTTTTGTCCAGTGGGATGCTAGGTATCTGTGCAATAGTATTCACACAGTTATTCATAAATACTAACATAGGCTTTTCTAGAAAGTCATCTACCTTCAAACGTCTATGTATTTCGTTTTTACCTGCGATACGTGAGCCTCTTGAGCGATCAGAAGGACGCCATCGACAACCCTTCATGTTCATTTGCTCTGCTAACGATGGCCCAGTATCGCCACGGTTGTGCCACAAAGAGCTATCAAGCACACCGTATCTCATGCCTCCATCTTTTGCTTCTACTTCTAGTATCATGTCTGCTAAATCAGAAGCAGTAACTTTTGATACATACATCTCACGATAAACTATAAGCTGTTCATCAGGAGCAATAGTAAACCAAAGAACCCCAGTGTAACTGCCATAACCATAATCACACGCACGAAAACGTACCCAGTTGTTAGGAACGTCAAACTGTTCGATAACGTGGGTAGTTCTATCAAATTCGGGAAACGCTGCTCCTTCACTGATATCCCAGTTTCCTTCAAGGAGTTGCTTCCTCTGATGCTCTGGTAGTGATAAGAGCATGGCTTCATAGTCACCCTCTTCGGCAAGGTATGGATTATCGAAGAGTGACGCAGGAATAAACCTACGCTTAAATAGAGGCTGGCCTTCCTTGCTGTGTCCTTTAGGGAATGTAATTGTTTTGCCAGTTTCAATTTCAGTTGCCCAAAAAGCCTTACCTGCAGGTGCAGGATCAATAAACATTTTCTTTACCCAAGCATGTCCAGCACCACCTGGGTTTGTTGTAGCTCTCATGTAAAGTCCTAGTTCTTTACTGTATGCGCTACGAAGACGTGACCTCATATAATCCCAAGCGTAAGGTGTAGGCCATTGAGTAAGTTCGTCAAATCCAATCCAGTTAAAAGCCTGTCCTTGGTAGCGTGTGACATCGGTATCTTTATCCAGATACGACATCCACAGTCTTCCACCTTTAGGAGATATCCATTGAGACTTTCGTTCTGACCATTTGATTCCCGGAACTGCACGTGGATACAACTCCTGTGATTTCTGTATAAGTTCTCTTAGTTCTTCCGTTGTGTGTCGTACAAGGAGTCCAGAGAAATGTGGGTTGTTCAGGCCGTGTAATGGATCTGCTAACATAGCATAGCTTTTACCACCACCTGCTGCCCCACCATACAACACTTCTCTTTCAGAAGAACTCAAGAAGGTGGTCTGTGGACCATCATTCGGTTTGAATACAACTTCTTGTGCTTCTTCCACGTCATAGTCAGGGGCTACTACCTGCGCTGGGATAGTTTCATGCTGGGGGGCTTCTATCTCCGCTGGCTTCTGAGTATGCACCGACTCCTTGTGTTTCGAGCTTCTCGATTTCCGAGAGCGTTTCTTCGAGCCACTTGGCAAGCTTACGTTTAATGATAGATGCTTTTCTACGTCTTTGCTCAACTTCTATTCTCTTCTTTAGACCCATATGTGATATGTATCGGCCTGTTTCTTTACTCAGCCATTGTGCTACTGCTCTGTAGCTATATTGTCTGAGGTGACGTTTTGCAAGCTCTAAAGCTTCTAACTCATGTTCAATAGGTACAAGTAATCTATCATTGTCAGGATCTAGTTCGTAACCAAACGGTATCTTTTTTGTTAGCCTGACAATCTTGTGCCATTGTTTGTTATGCGTTTTAGGAGGCTTTGGTAATTGCCAATAACCTAGTTCTCGTTGTGGTATTATTCGTTTTCACCTTCTTTGGGTGGTAGGTAGAAGATGCCACCACCGCTAGTAACATCTACTTTGTCTACCTTACCAAGTCCTGCTCTGTCGAGCAAGTCTTTTGCTGCTACCATCTTTTCTTTTATGCCTAGTTCTGTTGGATCATATAGCGCACCAACCATAGCCATAGCAGCTTTAGGAGCAGTACGTGCAAAATATGTGCGAGTTTTCTCACCGATCTCATCTTTTAAAGATTCAACAATCGCTGCAGTGTTACTGTTATCGCCATAACCTGCCAGTTTTTTAGCAGCGACAACATCACCATTAGCTTCATCAAATAGTACATCTAAGAATCGCTGCTGCTTATCCGTTAGATTCCTTGCCATATATTGCTTCCCTTATCTGTGACCGACCTATGCCTAAGTCGTTTAATTCTCTGTCGGTCATCATGTGCATCATACGAAAGTCTGCACGTTTTTGTTGTCTAATACAATGGTTATCCCATAGACGTTTTAATAAATTTTTCATAGCACTATCTCCTTTGTTTGTGTGCGGAGATAGTTATACTCAAATATAGGTCAGGTAGTAGTACCTATTATTGCATAACCGTTATGCTATTTTTTACCACCTTTTGCACCACCTTTGGTACGCATTTTTAGTGGCCTTGCAGCAGGGGCTAAGAAACCACCTCTTGCCATTTTCTTCATTCCACCTTTGGCATAACCCTTTTTCATCATACCACCTTTGGCATAACCTTTCTTCTTCATCATGCCACCTTTATTCATTTTACCTTTACCGTCAGCAGCATAGAAAGGAACCATCTTTCCTTCTTTGTTCTTTACCATTTTAAGACCACCTTTTGCGTAGCCTTTTTTCTTCATCATACCGCCTTTAGCGTAGCCTTTCTTTTTCATTTTCATGCCACCCATTGCGTAACCTTTTTTCTTCATACCATGTTTCATTGATATTCTTTATCCTCGCTATATAGATTGTTAAAAACTCGTTGCGTATCCCATACATAGTCTACGTTTTCTTTTGAGTTGAACATATGTTGATTAGGCTTAAAGTCTGGCGCACCTTCTCCAGTTTCAAACCAAGCTGGGTGAGTTACTCTCACTCTATTATTGGGTAACGCAACTATGTTACCAGTATAATCTCCTGCATCTAGTAACTCTAATACATGAGACTGTTTATGCTGCGCTGGATCATCAGCGACTTCATTATCTGTATAGTCTACCGTAAAGTAATATTTAGCAGGGTAGAACTCTCCATCTACTTTAGCTATCCAAGGAGCAGGACTTGCTCGTTCTAGCTTGTATACGGAATGTGTATGAGACATACAATCCCAAGGTTGTGCTAAATATGGTGGTAACTCATTAGGCCATTCATCCAACGGTGTATCAGCTACTAGTGCGGTCAGTGGCATTCTAGCCCACATAGCACCACCATGTACGTTTGGTGAATCATCTTCATCTGACTCACATCCTGTGAATATTACTTGAAAGCTTAGTGTCCTGTTTGGCATTGTGGTAACACCAATCACCATAGCATGTAAAAATTCACCGTGGTATTCTTCTAGATTTTTAGTATATTCTCTTCTTACCCATGCTTTGAAATAGGGTATGCTACTTGTTAGATACGGCATTATGTTTCCTTCGCAAGTCTGCTTTTCCTGATTTAAAGACATTAGCTATTGCTGTCTTACCCATCACTTTAGCACGTTGTTCACCTACAGTCAATATCTGTATCTTTCTTGCGTAAGGTTTCTTTATTCTTTTTACTTTTGATACTGTAGCTTTTGCATCTGCCATAGTTGCAAATTTGATACCTACAGTGTCTTTAGGGTTTTCATCTGTGTATAGTCTACGTCCAGACCCTTTAGGTTTTTTACCTGTTCCTACTTTTGGGTCTTTCTTTTTTCTCATGATTTTCTTTTTTTACCTGATGCTGTTACAGACCATTTAACTTTTTTTGGTCCTGTCTTTTTTGCTGCTTCAGCTTTACTAATTCTACCTGCTACCTTTGCAGGTCTACAAGCTGGGTATGGTCTGTTCTTATCTTTTTTACCAGAACGTCCACACTTCTTACCTGTCTTTACGTCACGCCAATCTTCTTTGAACCACTTAGTGAGTCCACCTTCAGCGTAACCTCTACGACTTTCTAGTACGTGTCTTGACTTTTGCAACTGAGCCTCCCTTGCTATAAGTACCTCCACGTGCTTTATAAGTCTTAACTAACCAAGCACTTCCATATGCACTAGGCCAAGTCTTAAACTTTTTCTTAGCTTCGCTCTTTACTCTAGCATATAATTTTTTATTTTTAGGTTCTGCCATTATATCACCATTTTGTTAAATTTGCCCAGTAAGCTGCACTAGTCTTACCTTTAGCAATATTCTTTGAGTGTCTTGCTTTAAAAGATTTACGTTTCTTTTTCATCTTATCAGACTCACCTTTTTTAGGTTTACCTGCAGTCTTAGCACCCTGCTGACCATAGCGAATAGTAAGAGGATCACCGTTTGGTTTTGTAGTTACAACAATGTGTGACTTTGTAGGATGGCTAGGTGTACGCTTTGGTTTGTTGATACCAGAAACGCCAGCACGTTTTACTGCTGCTTTACGTTTCTCAGCCTGAGTCATTGCCATTACTTTTTCTTCCTTTTCTTAGCAACGCCACCTTTATTCATAAGTGTCTTTTTTGACAATGCAGTTTTAGAATACTCTTGTGGCATCTTCATACTACCACCGCCACCACGACCTGTCATTCTTTTTGCAGCCGCTGCTTTTGCTTTTTTCTGAACTGCTGCTCTTTTTTGAGCACCTGTTAAAGCAAACCTACCTAGCTTATGCTTCTTTTCAAAAGCATCAAGTTTTTTCCGAGCCTCAGTCTGAGCTTTTTCAAACGATTCTACATCTTTAACTTTTGTTTTACCGCCTTTATTTCTATTTAGCCTCAGATAGTCTCCATAAACTCTTTGGACTTTTTTCATGTTTTCTTTTAGTTTTTGATGCTCTTTTTGAATATCAGCCATTACTTATTCCTAATCTTCTTATAGAGGGTTTTCAACCAAGCTATCATACGCTTTCCAAATGTCATCAATTTCTGTTTGAATAACATCTAACTTGTCTCCTATGCCATTTGTTATAGTCGTTGCTCTATCTACCTGACTGCGTAGATCTAGTAATATCTTCTGCTGCTCTAGTATCTGCTGCATGTTTGTGGTTAGCTGTGCTAGTTTAGTATTGAGTCCACGTACATCATTATCTACTACAGCTTGCTCTACAGTTTGTACCCTACTGTTTAGTTCTGCCTGTAGCTCTACTATTTGCTGTGTTAGTTCCTCTGATAGTTCTACTACTTGCTCGTTTAGTTTATTTGTCTTATCTTGTATCTCACTTGCTATAGCAGTCTTTGCTGTCGTTAGCTGATTTGCCGCAAATGTTTTATTAGCTGTTCGTTCTCTTGCTGTGTCATTACTTAACTGAGTCAAGCTTTTTTGTAGTTCTGAAATTTGCTTTGCGTTTGCGCTGGCTTTACCTAGTGCTTCATCAACGCCACCCTCTACACCGTAGAACCTATTAAGAGTATCGTATCCCCAATACACACCACCTGATACAGCAGATAGAACTGGAAGTGCTACAGCAACCATCCAGCCCTTAATATTAAAACCTCCTATACTGAACTCCATAGACATCAGTCAGGCATGGTTCCGTACTGTTCTACATACTCACCAGCTTCAAATAATTCATCTGCAGATACCATATCATTTGTTAGATATCCTTGCCAACCAGAGCCAAACCCATCGTTATCCCAGTTTATTACAAACTCATCTACACTTTGTGTGTATGTGATAGTTGTGTAGTTACCAACTACAAAGTTGTTTTGTGTTGCATAACTGTCAATACTTGCTGTTAGTTCTGCGTTATTAGCTGCAGCCATGA